TACAATTATCGTTGCAAGTTCATCAACAGTAAACTCCCCAGGATTGCCAAGATTAATTGGACCAATCGCTTTGGAATTCGCAAATTTTAGTATACCTTCCACAAGATCATCAACATAACAGAATGATCTTGTTTGTGCCCCTGTTCCATGAATCGTTAGATTCGCATCAGCAAGAGCAGCGACGATGAAGTTAGAAACAACTCGCCCATCGTTCTTTGCCATGCGTGGTCCATAAGTATTGAAAATACGGAATACACCAGTGTTAACATCGTACTTTCTCCTGTAATCAAAGAACAGTGTTTCTGCCGCACGTTTTCCTTCATCATAACAAGCACGTGGACCAATCGGGTTCACGTTGCCATTATAAGTCTCTGGTTGTGGGTGAACATCAGGATCACCATAGACTTCTGAAGTTGAAGCCTGTACAACACGAGCCTTTGTTTTACGAGCAATCTCAAGAACATTACGAGCACCAAGCACACAAGTCATCATAGTGCCAATTGGATCGCGCTGATAGTGTACTGGTGAAGCAGGACACGCTAGATTATAAATTTGATCCAATGCACGAATAGAAAAGAAATCAGCAAATTGCTCGCTGGCAACATCATGTTCATAAAAGCGAAAGTTTGGGTGTTTGACAATTGAAGCAACATTTTTCACTGCGCCAGTATAAAAATTGTCAACGCAATAAACTTTATGTCCTTGTTCAATCAATCTTTCGCATAAGTGACTACCAACAAAACCTGCACCACCAGTCACTAAAATATTTTTCATACAGCTTCCTTTTTAGAATGTTGTTCAATCATATAACGAGCAATGTACCAAGCATCTACGATATCTGTTGTTGGCGATCCGAGTTTTGTGGTAGGACTTATTATACTATGTAAATCAACAAAAGTATCGTTTACAAACGCTTCATACATCTTATCTTTTGTAGCATTGCCTTTGCCTGTTGCAAACTTCTTAACCACTGTTGGAGGCACTGTAAAGAATCGATATCCATTCTTGTACAGCATATACTTAAGAATGCCACAGTTTTCTGCGAGATTAAAAACCTTTCCCTTTGATCCGAAAGAATAATCTTCAATCATGATCACAATATCTTTCTTGTCAAAGTCTGCAAGAATAGCCAGAACCCAAGAAGCAATATTTTCATAACGCTCTTGATCTGTCAAATATTCTTCGTGCTGTTCACCAAGAATATTATGAAACTTTCCTTGTACTGTTTTACGATCGTTTAAGAAATAGAAAAATGAATTTGAAAATGTCTTATCGCGTGAAACGCAAACACATGGAGAAGTCAGACTATAATCAATTCCAACGACGATCATCTTCATCATCATCTAAACGATTATTGATCTCATCTTCTTCGTCTAGATAATCCGTATCATCGTCATCATTAAAATTCAATTCTTCATTTTCATTATCATAAAAGTCGCCACAAAATGGACAATGGCTTGGTGCATAACTCACCTCATCATCTTCAAATGATAACGCGAACATAGAACCACAGTTATCGCATGTGAGTTTTAAATCAGACATAGTTACCCCCTTGTAACCGCAAGAATGCGTTCAATTTGTTTATTGATAACGCCCTCGCGATTTGGCCAATTAATGATTGCTTTTTCAGGATTCTTCTTCAAATTATATAGCAATGGTAGAATTAATCCTTCAAGTTCTTTAAGTTTTGCTTTATGTTTTTCTTCCAACGCAGACAAATAAGCATTTTGTAGAGTCTGCTCCTGCGCATCTAGCAATGAATCAATTTTTGCTTGAAGTGCAAGAAGTTGATCACTGTTTGTATTGGTTGTTTGTGTCGTGGGTTGAGTTGAGACGACTTCGTCATCTTGAAAACTAAACCCAAAATCAAATTCGTTGTCTATATCAGACATTTTTCTTTACCTCGTATTCGTATCTATCATCATCTGATAAAACCCATTTCGAAGTATTTTCTACAGACCACATTTGTGTTCCGAGTTTTCTCTCAATCACGTTTTGTCCTGGCTTTGTGACAAATGATGGCTCAAATGCACGGCAGCGATTATTTGGTTGAATAGCGAAATTGCCATTATCCAATTTAATTACATGACCGCATTTATGCTGACCAGGCACTTCGCTAAATCCAAGATCAGCAATGTTCTTATCTTCGTGCGCCCAGTCAAGTGTGAACAAATACGTTCCTTCATTCCACTTCTTATTGCGATCAATATACTTAATGCGCTTATTGATCAAGAAATCAAACTGCGTGACGCCAATATATGAACTAAAAGAATCCCACAAAACTAAATTGTAAAGTTCCTCTTGCGGCGCAGGAGTTTTATGACAGAAGGCGTGTATCGGCATGCGAAACCAAAGCCCCTCGTCTTCCATGATAAAATGAAATAACGGAACGCGGTGCGGTATAGACGCAACTCCAAAGATAAGAACTGGAAGATATGTGTCTTTCGCTTCATCGAACTCTGTTCTGTTCTGAAGAAAATTAGTCCGCACGAAACATTCGATCGGCGGTATGTTAGCGTTTATGTATGCCATGGTATTATATAGTAATATATTCTAAAGGATTATAAACATGCGCATATCTACAAGGCGCATTTGTATTATAGAAACTGAAGTATTTTGGTTTCAACGTTCCAACCCAAAACTCAGGTCTCATGCGTAGATTGTTATCGTGGTCTGTATACAAATAATTGGGATCTAGTTTCTGAATATAACTTGAATTAGCCCACCAGAAATTTCCAGAATAATGCCAATTAAATTCTTCTCTCCAATTCTTCTTCGAATCCCAGTAATTCGATTCTTTTATGAATTCAGTACCAACCGTATCATATTCTTCTAATTTCTCAATGCATTCTTTCCATCTTTGAATGGCGAAATATTCAAGATAGATCCTCCAAGAATTCTTAGAGTATTCCCAAGATGTTCCGTAATGAGTAACACCAAGAGAATTTAGATATAAAACCTTTGAGTCTGGATTTTGAGAAGAATATTCCCACAATGCTTTGAGCGTATCTGCCTCACTCACAGTGTAGAGATTTCTTATTGAAGAAATTTTAGGTAGCGTATATGGTAATGGGTCGTTACCATTGATTCCTAAATGGATAAAGTCGCATGCCCCATAAAGACCAGACGAGCAGATCTTTTGAATCTGCTCGTCTAGTATATTGCGCCAATTATTGACTTGATAAAGATGACAAAATATTGCAATCTTCATCGCGAAATATCATCAATTACTGTGCGGCTGGAACTTCAACAACAGCAGCATCGGCTGGAGCGGCTTCAACAACAGCAGCATCAGCAGGTGCTTCTGCTTCAGCAGGAGCAGCGGCTTCAGCGGCTGGTGTTTCTTCAACAACAACTGCTTCTTCCTTTGCGCCACAAGCAACGAGACCGAAAGCAACTAGACCAACTAGAATAACATTCTTCATAACTTTCTCCTTTTTTATTTAACAACACAATCAACTTTTAGAATTCAAATATGCCATAGTGAATTATGGACAACCAGGATCGCGCAGTGCACCGCCGCAATTCATTGGAGGTGGTGGGGGTGGGGGTTCAGGACAGGTGCAACAACGAGGTCCTGTCCCTGGTACCCAATCATCATCACCTAGAGCGACCTTTGGTTGTTCATTCTGTTCTGTCTTTGCCTGTGCTAGACCACTATAAGCCCAGTTGGTGCTGACCACACCCACCAGCAATCCTACCAGCGCAGCAAACCCAATTGTTAAATTCTTCATTTTACTTCTCCTGACTAAATTTCACAGTTCGCATGCACCTGCCTGACAAGCCAATTCTTTTGCTGAAGTTGTTGTATCTGTTTCTTCCATAAACTCCACCCAGTTGATGTCAACATTTTGGAGTCCAAGAAGTTCAGTATACTTGGCTTCATCAATTTCTTCGTAAGGTGCTTGACGATATGAACCGTTGTCGCGTGGGAGGAAAGAAACACCTGAGAGAATCGAGATGTTCTTATAAACCCATGCACCAACTTCCATCCACTCATCATCACCAACATAAACAGTGATCGAAGGCTTGTGTTCGCACCAGTGATCCTGATAGATCTTCCAAAGTTCCAACTGTTCAATCGCAGTCATATCGTGACGAGTGACAGAGTTCTTTGGTGCCTTCATTGGGAAACTGAATACCCAGTTTGACTTGCTGTAGAAATCTTCTTCAGCCTTGTATCCCTTGTCAATCATAAACTGCGCAAGAGGATCCTTCATGTCTGCTCTTACACGGCGAATGTAAAACTGAGAATAACGTGGGTGAATGCCTGATGCGGAATCCACCAATTGAGAAACAGTGCCTGAAGGTTTAACGCAAGTGATTGAAGCTGACTGCGGAATACCAAGAGCATCGGCGAATTCTTTATTCGTTTCAACGCAGTGAAGTTTGATAGCATCCAATGCATCCGCGAGTTTCTGAGATGGCTTATTTAGAAGTTTGCTGTCACAAATACCAGTGAGTGAAACACCAAGCAAACGCTCTTCATCACAATTATTTTTCCAACGCTTGTTAATATAACGGAAGTCTGTCAATGTTGACTGTAATGTACCAATGATTGTAGCCAAACGAGCCTTGCGCTTCAATGAGTCAACGTCATCGTTTGCGCGAACAACGATCTCTGAGAGATTACAGAACTCAAATGGGCGCAAGATAATTTCAGAACATGGGTTTGTACCAAACTCATGCTTTGGATCACGACGACCATTCTTTTCAGCAACAGCCTGAGATGCTGCGCGTGAGAAAATACCACGTTCACCAGACTTTGACATGTACAATGCATGCCATTCGTTCATGAACGTATCCATGTCTACTTTTTTGTCATACACAGCCGATATATTTGCAAGTGCTCTTTGACCGTTATGTGTCCACCACTCTCCGCTCTTAGCGTGGCGCAAGTGGTCATCGTTGAGGTCGGTAAGAGAAATGAGAGCAGAACGGCGAACACCACCGCAAACAACAATGTCAGCAATTTTACATACGATGTCATGACATTCCAACGTTGATAGTTTCCTACCACGTGCCTTTAGGAAAATGTTTAGTGTAAATTTAATGAGATCAACCAATGGTTCTGGACCAGAAGCGCGACCGCCGAATGTCTTCAAACGCTCACCTGCAGGACGAACCTTGCTGACATCCCACTTTGGAATCTTGCCAGAATAAAGCAATGAAATGATTTCACGATAAGCAGATGCCCAACCAATTTTAGAATCGGCAATCACAACAGTTGTATCTGTCTCATGGAGTTCTTCTGGAACTTCTGGAAGTTTGTTTGTATACTTTGACTCAACAGAGAAACCAACGCCAGTACCGCACATCAAAATGTACATGATCTCATCAAATGCTTTAGTATTATCAATGGCGACATAGGAGCAATTATATCCAGCCACTTGATCTTTTTCCAAAGCAGGACCAGCAGTCATCAAACAACGCATTGATGGCATAACTTCCAAGTTTAGAATTGCTGAACGCAATTCATCCCATGGCACTTGCTTGTTGTTGTTTGTCTTTTCTTTAAAGAAATTAATATAACGATCTACGGTTTCATCCCATGTTTCACGGCGACCTAGTTCGTCATTAAAACGAGCATAACGTGAAATATGAATGAAATCTTGATAGATCGATGGAAGTCTTGTAGCCATCATTTACTCCTTTTTATCTTTATCTGTAATTAAAAATGCTTGAATAGAAATTCTCAAATCACCTTCGAAATTGACAGGTGTTGTGCAATGCGATACGGAATCATATTGCACTAATGCTAAATTTGGTTGCGGCAAAACCGCTTTAATTTCTTCACCGTCTTCATAAAGAAAATAACCACCCCAATCCTGATGCCATCTTCTATTCAAATAAATTGATATCGCACCGTCGTATAATCTGTTATCGTTATGCCAAGGTATATAGCTGTACCTTGTCCAATAATAAATCATTATATTGTTATCTACTAAAATTTTTTGAGTTTTTGTTTCAATAGTTTTTTTAAGTTTCGCATGTAGTTCAGATTCTCTGTTAACTCCATGAACGAAAACTGGAAAACTATCTTTTCTAATCCCAAAATCCCACCATCTATTTGTAGAGAACACGTTTGAACCAAGAGTCAATAAGTTATCTGCAGTCTTTACTGCTTCTTCATACAAATCATCTTCTAAAAAATTTTCAAATTTGACTACTGACATGATTCACTTCTTCCCCTGTTCGAGAATTATATAATTTATTTGGATCGGCATATTTAAATCTTTCCCATCCAGGTTCATTCTCATTACAACGCTTACCTTTAGTCAAATCACCAAAATGATTTACAATATTTGTTCCATCGGCATTTTTTAAAATACCAGTGTTGAGTTTATATTCTTTGTTTAAGTGATAAGAAACAACACCCTCTGCTGGGCAACTTCCAGTTTTTTCTTTAAAGTCAATTAACGAAATCCATGCTGGATACAATGCAAACATCATCCAGAAGTAACTTTCGTTCAATTCAATTTTATACTTTCCGAAATCTACATCTGTATCTGAAAATAATTTGTTTGGATCTTCATAAGAATACCAAGCATTTCTTTTTAATTGAATTTGTGAATAGCGAGAGTTTGACTTTAATGCATCAATCATCTCAGTCACTTTAATTGGCTGCAACAATTCAACATCATCTTCTTGATGAAGAATATAATCGTATCCTCTACTTCTTACGATTCTAAACATTTCCTCCCATGTACTAGTTATGCCTAGATTTTTTTCATGAAGAACAATTTCATCAAATCCATAACCTTTAACAAGTTCAGTCAGTTTATCATTGTCTCTTCCGCTTGGATAATCGTCAATGAATAACTTATGAACCTGAACGCCATCATAATTTAAATTTTTATGAGAATCAAACGTCCGCTTCAAATAGTCAATTCTATTTGTCGAAAAAACAACATGACAAACTTTAATCATTTATTCTTGAGCAATAAATTGTGTTGAAAGCGGAAACACTTCAGCAATAACTTTTGCGCACTCTTTCGCAATTTCCATATGTTCTTTCTGAGTGCCGTTACCGCTTCGGAGTTGTATATAGTGAATCCAAGATCTTAAGGATCCGCTCATATACATGCGAGACATAATTAATCCTTCAGGGAGGAGTGCTCGCGCTTGTTCCTTGGCAATACCATTAGCGATTGCCCAATTGTAATGTATCTTGACTTGTTCGATCAAGTCTTGTTGACGTTTGTCCCATTCGTATTGAAGCATTACATCAACACCTTCAGAAATTGAATTCTGACGATTCTTTGGGTCTTGAAGTCTTGCTTCACGTGTAACGAATTCTAGATCCTTGGTTGGATCAGCATAACGCTGCGAGAATTCTTGAAACGAAAAACTACGATGACGTAGAATCTGACGAGCAATATCTCGCGTCGTTTCAATTTCCAAACACATGGTTGCCATTTCTAATGGTGACCAATGTTGATGTTTGATCAAATATTTGATCAACTTTTCTGCTGTCTCAGAGTTGATTTGATTGGAGGGATTGGACACTCTTGCGCAATAGGCTACAAGGTCCGTTGGTGTGTCCAATCCCTCGAGAACTGGTTTGCTGTATGAGACTAACTTAACTTTCATGCTCCAACCTCAAATACTAGAGTCTTGTGACGAATTTCTTTTGTGCCGCCTTCAGCGGCTAACTCTTGTCCGCGAACAAAAGCATCTTTATATTCTGGATGTTTGCTGTCATCAAACCACCACCAACGATCTAAGAAATATCTTGGTTCGCGTTGATATTCAACATACCAAAGTCCAGCGTGAAATTGCACACGAACTCTTTTAATTGGATGTTTAATTACTTCGTAACCAGCGTCTTCTAAAGTGACCATCTTAGCACCTTTTCCAATGCGTAAAATTCAGTTTGGCTTTTAAACCACTGAACGTATTGTTATCTATAATACTCTTTATTTCGCCCATAGTCAAGCCATTTTGTATCATATCATTAATATCTTTTCCCTTAATATTTTCAGGAAAAAGACAAACTTTATAACCATTATCAATTGACTTTTCAATTTGCTTTACAATGTCTCGATTGCGTGGTTCATTATCATAAACAAGAGTTAGATCTAACTCTGGAAAAATTGCTGCCACGCCGCCCAAATTACTATCACCAGAGGCAACGCAATTCGGGATAAAAAAAGAATCAAACTGCCCTTCGACGACATAGATACGTTCTTGCTTGCGCAAGCGATGCAATCCAAACACCTTCTTCTCATCTGACACCTTTACAGTGACATAACGAATCTTGGTTTCAGACAATGCCCTTCCTGCGACGTTTGTAATCTCACCCTTTTCGTTAGTGTAAAGGAGTACGATACGATCGTCGTTTGGGACCTCGTCTTTGCCGTGATTGGGGAACTCTTTATCTAGGAAATCTAGAAATTTCGGAACATAAAGAATTTCGTTCCAAAACTTCTCAGGAATCTTCCTCTTTTTTATATAGTCACGAGCATAGTGCTCTTCGGGAAGATTTTCTATACTATAATGTGCAAACGTTCGCGACGTTCTTCCCACGCTTTCAACTGGCGCTGAATCTCCTCTGGACTCGTTGAGAGTAGACTGGAGTCTGGCGTAGGCATTACCCTTGAGTTGTTCGAAATCAGGCTTTTTGACGTTAGAGCCGTATCCTGTTTCACCAGCGGA